TACCTTAATTAACATCCAGCGGCTCGCTGCTGGCGTGCTTAAAGGTTTAGGCAGTACCTTTTCTTGGCATCGGTGTGTAAAAGCACCGACAGCATTAATGAACGCCTTTATCAGGGCCTCTTCCTTAGTGCAGGGTAAAGTGACTCGGTCTTCTGTTTTGGGTATACTGTTCATCCTTCGAAGGTGTTTCCAGCTAGGAAGGCGACAGGGCCAGGCAGGCCTTGCTCGTTATCTAAAAGCGTGCAGCATTTATACCATGCGGTACGTTGCTGGAGATGCACTGCACAACTCGGCCGAATTTGGGCCCAATGTTAGTCTGACTAGCGGAGGGCTCCCTCGCATACTTCCACCAAGGTGGCGTGAAGCTCTGCGGGGAAGAGACCCTACGGTGATCCGACTAACCTTAACGATCTTTGGCCTGTACCGGGTCTTGGATTTTAAAGGAAAGTTGGACACTAGGACAATTACAAGTCCGGGGAAAGGGAAGATTTCTCAGGAGCTAGAAAGGTACCTTCCAGTTTTTGTTAAATCTTTTCTCCCTCAGTGGGATTCTCAACGATTTGGTTGGGATCCTATTCCCCTGCTCTCCAAAGGAGCACATGTTCATACCGGCACCTTCAGCAAGGAAGTCAACCTCCCGAAAGGGGGGTGGACATCGCAAGGGGCCTTGGCCTCTGCGATTGCGGCTGTGGAGCCGCACCTTGCAGACCTAAAGCGGGTTTCCCGCGCTTTGGGACTGGAGTCTGAGTTTGAGTCCCTTGGGGCTCTACGGATGGCTCTTGGAGAGGTGGTGTGGCGTGTACCACCGGGTTACCGGTGGGGCACATACGTGTGCCAAGATGGGGAATTGCCGGTCCTCAAGACTCTAAGTGCTCCCTCGGGACGCTTAGCTGTCAAAGAGGAACCGGGGAAGATGCGTGTCTTCGCAATGGTTGACGCCTGGACGCAGTGGTTTCTGTATCCGCTTCATAAACGGATCTTTAACTGGCTCAAATCTCTGCCCACTGACGCCACGTTTGACCAACGGGCGGCAGTGAAACGAGCTATGAGTAAAATCGACGGGAAAACGAAAGTTTTCTCGTACGATCTTTCTGCGGCTACAGATCGTCTTCCTGCGCAACTTCAGTCATTGCTATTATCCGCATGGCGGCCTGGTCTAGGTGATGCTTGGAGAGCATTACTAGTCGATAGAGACTATCGTCTCCCTCGACAGGCAATGAAGGGACGGGGGGCCTCTGTCCGATACTCCGTCGGGCAACCTATGGGGGCTTACTCATCGTGGGCTATGCTCGCGATGACGCATCACGCGATAGTGCAGTTCTCCGCCCGAAAGGGTGGAGTGACTGATGGGACAGTTTGGTTTGAGGACTACGCCGTCCTGGGTGATGACGTTATCATCTGGGAGAAACGGGCCGCTAAAGCGTATCTTGCAGTGATGCAAGAGTTGGGAG